AGGGCGCAGAAATGCCCATCAATAGGGGGATTTGGCATTTTGTAGCATTTGTGTAACTCAAATTGCTACATTTGTAGCAAAAATAATTACACCCAATGGCTATTTACACCCAAAAAGAATTTGCTGCACTGGTCAATATGCCGCCTAATAGGCTGACCATCTACAAAAACAGAGGCAAAATTAACATTATAAACCACCAAGTTGATACGGCCGATGCTATAAATGCAGCGTTTTTAGACAAGTATCGGACACGGAATGTACCAAAGCAAGAGATAAATCAAACTATTGCTCCTAAAATTGTGCAAACTAAATTGGCGGTTGATGAAACTTTATTTGTTCCAACCGAAAATCAGAGTTACTCAGAAAGTGAAAGGCAACTTAAATATTTGGACACCCTAAAACGTAAAAAAGAAATTGAGAAGCTGGACATTGACATTGCAAAAAAAAGGGGTGAGGTAATACCTACAGAGTTGATGTCTCCGTTGGTGTTGCAACATAATCAATCTATTACCACTGAGTATAAGTATGTGATTGATGAAATCATACGGATTTTCTCTGCAAAATATAGATTAAATGTAAATGAGATAGCTGAAATTACTGGTAAAATGACACAATCATTGAATAAATCAGTTGATAAAGCTACAGAAACAACCATAAATTCTATTGAATCCATCGTTAATGAGTACGCTGAAAAGCGTGGCGTTGGCGAAAGAAACTAAATTTGTATGAACGATATATTTTCAAAGCAGCTAATTGAAATTTTAAGCAACAATAAAGCTTATATTTCAGACATAAAACCAAGCCAGTGGGTAGAAAAAAACGTATATATGGGCAAACCATTTGCTGGCCCATACAGATATTCCCTGACACCTTATTGGCGTGAGGTCATTGATAACTTTGCGCAAGACCATCCAATGCGATGGATGGCCATAATGAAGGGAGCGCAGATTGGCTATAGTGCTGGGGTGCTGATTCCAGTTTTGTTGTGGATGATTCGCAATGACCCAAGCAATGCTTACTTTTTAGTGGGGTCTCCTGACTTGGTGGAGAAGGCAACTGAGAAATTAGACATTGGTATAGATAATGCCAAGCTCCGTGACTTTATTAAGCCGCAAGTAAACCGAAAAAGAAACAATAAAACTGGAGATACTAACTTTAAAAAAGAATTTACTGGAGGTTACATTCACATTGGCAGCGCAAACAACCACAAAGATATCCGTGATGTGAGTTTAAAGTATGGTTTGTTTGATGACTTTGAGAGCGTGAAGAGTAAATCTAAAGAATCAGGTGACACAAGAAAACTTTTGGAGCAAAGATTTGCGGCCTACAAGAACACACATAAGATTGCTTACGGCTCAACACCTGAATTAAAGAAGGGAAGTAATATTGAACCAGCATTTTTGCTAGGAGACCAAAGAAATTATTTAATTCCGTGTCCAAATTGTGGACATCACATTGCCATCAAGTGGAGCGTTAATATTGATGATAAAGAGCGTGGTGGAATTTTTTGGCAGCAAGATAATTTAGGAAAAGTTGTCAAAGATAGTGTTGGATATGTCTGCCAAAATTGTGCTGGATTTTTTAACGATAGAAATAAAAGTGAGTGGCTTTTAGAACGTGGTTATGGAGGAGATGCGTACTGGCATCCTACCGCAGAGCCAAGCCAAATGGGTTATTATAGCTATCACATCAGCAGCTTATATGCGCCAATTGGTATGTATGATTGGGAGCATTATGTGAATGATTTTATACAAGCCAATCCATTAGGTCAAAATAGGCTGGAGCATCTTTATAAAACATTTGTGAATGTATGTTTGGGCGAAACTTATGAAGAGATTGCCGCTGAAAATAAAGCATCACAGATACAATCAAATACAAGGAATTACAACATTGGAACTGTACCTGAAAACCTATCAATTAAAGATGGAAACGGCAAGATAGTAATACTGACTTTGAGTGCGGATTTAAATGGTAAAGTTGAGGATGCGAGACTTGATTATGAGGTATGTGCTTGGAGTGAAAGTGGTGCATCTTACAGCGTTTTACAAGGTAGCATAGGTACATTTGTCCCAAGGGAAAACACAATAAAATACAAGCAAGATAGAGAGCCGTGGAGTTATCAACTTGGTGTTGAGCGTTCGGTTTGGCGTGAGCTTAATAAAATAATTGATACTGTTTATTTAAGTGATTCAGGAAGAAAAATGAAGATTGCAATCACTGGAGTAGATACTTCATTTACATTTAATGGTCACGCATATGAAGGTGTTGATAGTCTTAATGGCATAGTTGTAAAATTAAAAGGAAAGGATGTGAATGTTTATAGTAAAATTGGGAAGGATAATAAGAGCTTTCAGGTAGGTAAGGAGCGGCCCAATCTATTCTTGGTTGAGGTAAATTATTTGAAAGATTTATTGAGTGAACGGATGAAGTTGATGTGGGATGAAGGGAATGATTCCCAGCAGCCAAGTGGCTATATGAATTTCCCTATTCCCAGTGATGGCAAATATTTGTATAAAAACTATTTTGAACATTTTGAAGCGGAGCATCGAATTACAAAGACAGATACTGATGGAAATTACGTTGGGATGCGATGGGAGAAGAAGACCAGTGTATCACAAAATCACTTCTATGATGTTCACGTTTATGCGATGGCTTTGAAAGATATAATTGTGTTCCTTACTCAGCGTTATGCAAAAATTACTACGCCATTAGATTGGGCAAAATTCGTTGAAATGATAATGCCGAAGTAAAAATAATTGAAATTATTCTATTTGATAATCAAGCAGTTACAAAATAAATTAAAAAGATATTTGAAAATGTTTGCAGTTTCAAGAATCGTTTGTAGATTTGTCGGGTCAAATAACAATAACTAATTTTAAAAAACACACAAAATGACAAATTCAAACATTCAAATCGGAACAGAAGTAGTAAGAAGTAAAGGTGATTATGTAGTAGGTAGAGTTGGTATAGTAATAGCAATTGATGCTGAAAAAAATAGGGCGCAAGTAAAATGGAATGGTTGTGGAATTTCAAAAGTAGCTTTAGCATCAATAGAATTAACATCTATACCTTACGAAATTAAACCAGCTACTGAAACAAAAGACAGATTTGGTTACTACAAATTTACTTATCCAAAATACGTTAAACTTTAAGTTTAACGTATTTAAAAATAAAAATACCACAGTATTTGTACTGGGTTGGCAAGCTGGAAAGACAGCTATTTTTAAAATATATTAACAATAAAAAAACACATACAATGACACAAGTAAAAATTAAAACCAAAAGCAACTACAGAAATCTTAACGGAACTACTCAAGATGTTTATGAGGTAGTAGGTACAAGAGTAACTTGCCTGATTTTTGTTGATGAATTTCAGAAATCAATACAAGTTGATTTTAACATTAACGAAGTAACATTTATCTAATAATCAGGGGAGCGTTTGCTCCCCATTTACAAACCCACTTATAATACTAAAAAAATGACAACAGCAGAATTAAAACAATTACTTATGGAAGGGGAAACGATAACCTTTGATAGTGAAAAATTATGTGCAGAAACTTTTTCTGATGATTTAAGAGTAGCTGAATGCTCTTATATTACCCAAAGCAAAACAAGTATTCTTGATGGATTTCAAATTATGTTTAGCGGAAAATTATTTATCTTTAAAACATTCGTTGCTTTTGAAAAAAAATTAAGCAAATTAAAGGAGCAATATTCTTTAGAATTAAGCCAAGAATTATAAACTGAATTACAAAAACAATAGTTATGGGACACAGAATTAACGATAGAAATATTGGCGGCAGCAAATTAGATGGTGCGCCAAAGAAGCGCAGTCAAAAATTAACTGCTAACGAAATTGAAACCATCTACAAGGTAATTTCAAATGTGTACGATGCAATGAAACTTGATGATATTGTTGGGGATGCTATCTTTACTGATGGTGGAAGAATCACATTATCGTTAACTGGAGAGCAAATGTTTGATTTATTTGAAGCAAAAAGGAAGCTTGTCAGCATTTGATTATCAGTACTTTAGAAAATAAATTAAAAATAGTTATGAAAAAGTTTGCAGAATCAAATAGTGTTTGTAGATTTGCACTCAACAAACACAAAATAATTATGACAAACAACAAAATTGCAAACCGCCAAACCATCGCAGATTATTTTGGTACTGACCAAAATACTACACACAGAATTTTAATGAATATTAATTATGGTTTTTTTGCCAAACACTTTGGTGAAGATGCTGAAAAAATGTGGAAAGAAGCACGTTTACTAGTTGATTGGTCAATTTCTCTTGGCTTTATAGAAAAGCATTTTGATTTATTTGCTAACAATCAATTTTATACAAGTGCTGGATGGGAAATGAATCCACAAACAAATAAAATAGAGTGGACTTATAAAACTGGATACATAAAAAAATAAAAAATCAGGGGAGCTAAACACTCCCCATTTACAAACCCAATAAAAACTAACACAATGAAAGCAATTATTAAAGTAAACAAAAACAGTTCATTCGCAAAGCATAACTATTTAACCTTTGATGTTAAAGAAGTTTTAAGCAAAAATTTAATAGCACTTAATATTAATGGTGTAACCACTGATTTTTCAGTAAAGGAAGTTATTGTAGTTGATTTTGCCAAAGAAATCAACAGTAGACTAAATAAAGATGTTACTATCGAATTAATGTTTTTATGGAACTATCAACATATTAATAAAATAGCATACCAATTTGAAGCACAAATTAACTAATCATTTATAAACCCACTTATAATACTAAAAATGACAACAGCACAACTACAAAAAAAAGTATCCTTCGGATTTTCAGGCTATGGACACAATACAGTGACCATTACATTTAGAGGTAAAAACTACAAGTGTACATCTAGCAACACCAGCGCAACAGACCGCATAAATGATGACAATGATGGCATTAATCACGATGCTTATTATAGCACAAAGAAACAAGCTTTAATCAGCTTATATAACGAATGTAAACACGCTAATAATTTAAACTAAGACACAACACCCCACCTAACAAATAGCTACAATGCGCTACATCTGCGACACGCTAGCATCATTAGTGGGGTGTTTTTTTTAAAAAATTAATTATAATCTTAAAAAACTTTACAATGTATCAAACAAGCACACTAAAAAAAGGTATTAAAATGAGCGCAGTTTTGCCATTTTTAAAAATAATAGCAAAGCAACAAGGTTTAGATTTAACAAAGCTTACTGATTATAAAAAGGCAAATATTTTTTTAATAAAAAGCATAAATCAAAACTAAAAAAATGGGTCATAGAATCATATTATATTTAGCTGGCAAACAAATTTTTGATTTATTTTATGCAAAAATCAAGCTTGATAGCATTTGATTATCAGCACTTTACAAAATATATTTAAAAAAGTTTGCATAATCAAATAATCAATTGTAGATTTGCCTCAACAAACACAAAGAAATTATGACAGTATCTTTACAAGGTTTAATAAAAACTAAAATAACAAAGAAAAAATTGAAATCAATACTTTCTAATTTTAAAGGTGTAAAATATTACAATGATTTTGGAAACGAAGAATATAAAGTATTTACTTGTGGATATAATACTTTAGCTGCATTAGATTTAAACACAAATGAAATATGGATAAACTTAAAACTTGTTGAATTATGAAAAACCTAATTGACATAATAGATACCACAAACGAACCAAACATTATACAAAAAATGGAATGGGGAGGCTCACGAAAAAATGCTGGAGCTAAACCTAAATATAAGGAGCAGACAACAACCATTGCGTTCAGGTGTCCAATATCGAAGGTTACGGAACTAAAAGCAATTGCCAAGTTAAAGCTAGATGAATGGGCCATAAAATAGCATTGCCTTTTTTATTTTTCCCACAATGAGGTAATATCTTATAACTCCTTAATGATGGTGCATATTTTTGAATAAAATTTTTCAAATATGGCATCAAACGCAGTAGGCTCAGAAAGAATTTCCAAGGTTGTAGGTTACAAAATTACCAAGGGAAATTTTTCATCAAGCACTCCAAATTTACCACAGCGAGTGGCAGTTTTTGCAGAAGCAAATTTTGCAAATCAAGGAACATTAGACACAGAAGCTTGGGAGTTAACTACGGCACAAGCCGCTGGTTTACGCTATGGATTTGGTTCACCAGCACACATTATTGCAAGGATACTAAGACCCATCGGTGGCGTTGGTATTGGAGGTATTCCAGTTATATTCTACCCACAAGCACAAGCTGGTGGTGCAACTGCAAAAATAATTACAGTTACTCCTACTGGTACAGCTACAGCTGCTGGCACACATTATATCAAAGTAGCTGGGCGTGATTCACTTGATGGTCAAAGTTATGCAATTACTATTAGTGAAGGTGACACAACTGATGATATTACTGCTAAGATTGAGGATGCCGTAAACAATGTTTTAGGCGCACCAATGATTGTTGTAAGTGATACTTACGAAGCTGTGTTTACAACCAAATGGAAAGGATTAACAGCAAATGATGTTACTGTTGAAATTGATACAAATGGCAATGATTTAGGAATTACTTATTCTACAGTTATTGACCAAGCTGGTGCTGGAAGTCCAGCTGTAACAACAGCATTAAATAAGATTGGCGAAGACTGGGTAACTATTGGTATCAATTCTTACGGAACTGTTTCCGCTATTTGTAATGAGTTTCAAACTTGGAACGGAATTCCTGACCCAACAAATCCAACTGGCCGTTATGCTGGAATTATAATGAAACCAATGGTTGCAATTACTGGTTCTACTGCTGATGAAAATACAACATTTACTGATGCAAGATTAAACGATGTTACCATTGCTATTGCACCAGCTCCATTGAGCAAAGGATTGCCTATGGAAGCCGCTGCTAATATGGCCGTGTTACAAGCAAGAATTGCACAAGACACTCCTAACTTAGATGTAGGAGACCAAACCTACGCTGATATGCCAACACCAACAAATATTGGTACAATGGCATCTTATGAGGCGAGAGATATGTATGTGAAAAAAGGAAACTCTACTGTAGAATTAAGCGGTGGCCGTTACAAGGTTTGTGACTTTGTTACTACTTACCATCCTGAAGGAGAATTGCCGCCACAATTCAGATATGTAAGAAATTTAATGTTAGACTTTAATGTTAGATTTGGATACTACTTGCTTGAGCAAATCAATGTTGTTGGTCATTCAATCAGCAATGATAGTGATGTTGTATCTGCTGAAAAGGTAATCAAGCCAAAACAATGGAAAGCTATTGTTGGGCAGTATGCTGAGAACTTAACACGCAGAGCATTGGTAGCTGATACGGCATTTATGCAAGAAAGCATTGTTGTAAATATTAGTACAACCAATCCTGACAGATTTGAAACATTTTTCAGATACAAGAGAACTGGCGTTGTAAGAATCGCATCTACTACAGCAGAAGCTGGGTTTAATTTTGGCTCAATTTAATAATCAATAAATAATAAAATACGATGGCAACTGGTGGAGATATAATCGAAATAACATACAATCACCCAACTATTGGTAGTGGTGTAATTTACCCCAAGGCAGCTGAAGATAATACCTTTGATTTAGGTGGTATTCGCAGTGCCGATGATATGGCAATGGTTGATGGTGGTGGCAATATGATTGACCAAATGAACCGAGGCCGTTGGATGGTTGAGGCATTATGTGTGAATGATATGAATAGCCAAAATGAAGTTGAAAAATGCAACGAAATGGCCGAAAGTGCAGTACTTGCTGATTGGACATTTGCAAGTATAAATGGAACTGTTTATGTTGGAAAAGGCAAGCCAGTTGGTGAGTTGCAAAACAATGTGAACCAGTCAACATTTACTTTAAAAGTAAGTGGTGGTGGTAAGTTAAAAAAGCAATAGTAAGTAAGTAAATCAATTTTATAAACCCAAATAAAATAACCCACAAATGAGTAAAGTTACAGAAGAAATTGCAGAGCAAGATGTGAACAGATGGCTGGACACAAAAAAAATATCTGAAGATAAAAGACAGTCATTAAAAGAGACTATCAAAGATATGATTGGTTATGTCAAAGAAGGAAATTTAATTATTTCTAATGATGGTAAAATCACACAAATTTTAAATTTTGAAATTGGCGAAGAAGAGAAAGTTAGTGAGTTCCAATATCAAAATAGAATAAGTGTTGATGACATACACAAGCGTATGACTGGAAGTCAAATTAAGGCTGGAGATGCTGATGGAAGGATAAGAATTTACGTTTCCGCATTGACAAGAAAACCTTACGCATTAATCGGAAAGTTAGATTCTACTGATTGGAGCGTAGCAAGTACTATTGCAAGTTTTTTCTTTTAAGCGTTGAGTCAATCAACGCAATGATAATTACAGTAATCAGAGAGCATCATTGGTTGCCAACAGAGATAGGAAAATTAAAACTTGATGATGAAGATTACTTAGGTCTTGAATTTTGGTACAACGATGTAATTACAGTAATTAATGAATTAAAACCCAAAAAAAAATAGCCCGATAAAAAGGGCTTTTTTTATATAAAGAAAAAATGAAAGCTTTTACAATACCAACAGTATTTACAGCCATTGATAAATTTAGTGGGCCAGTCACTAAGATGGCTGAGTCAATGGATAAAATGGAGCGTAAGGTTCAGGCTGTGGGTAAAAATGCTGCTGAAATAGCCAAGGGAAGTGCCATAATAGGACTTGCAATTGCAGCTCCATTAGCTGTTGCCGTAAATTCTGCAATAAAATATGAGGAAGAGTTGGCTAATCTACAAGCATTAACTGGTGTTGCTGGTGCTGAATTTGAAAAGTTTAAAGGTAAAATTGAAGAGGTTGCAAATGCATCAGGGAAAGGTTTCACAGAAACTGCTCAAGCTTTCACGGCTATCGCAAATAATCAACCTGAACTTGTAAAAAGTGCTGAGGCATTAGCTGCTGTTACCAAGGCAACTATCACTCTTGCTAAGGCATCTAAGATGGAGTTGCAGCCAGCGGGAGAAGCGTTGACACAAATATTAAATCAGTTTGGATTAAGTGCAGCGGATGCCGATAGAGCAATTAATATTTTAGCAGCTGGGTCAGTTGCTGGTAGTTCTGAAATTATAGATAGTGCTGAGGCTATTCAGAAATTTGGAACAGTAGCTGCAAATGCTGGAGTTAAGTTAGATGAAAGCATTGCAATGATAGAACTTGTTTCTAAATTTGACAAAGGTGCTGAAGCGGGAACTAAATTAAGGAATGTTTTGATTAAAATGGGCAACATAAAAGTGTTGTCTAAAGATGCCCAAAAAGATATAGCAAAAGCTGGGATAAATATGGATATTGTCAGTGATGCGACATTACCATTAGGCCAAAGATTAAAAGAAGTATCAAAAATATTAAGCGTACAATCAGGAGTCACTCACCTTTTTGAGGCTGAAAATCAAGCTTTGGCAACTGGTTTACTTTCTAATGTTGATTCATTTGGAGAATATTTAAGCAAGGTAAATACTGCGGGAGCTGCAAATGAAATGGCTGCCACAGCTACAAATACTTTGGCAAATAGAATGGAAATATTACAAGCAAAAACTGATAATATTTCAATAGCATTAGGAGAGGCATTGATGCCAATGCTCACAAAATTAGCAGATAAAATAATTCCTATTCTTACTGGATTTACAGATTGGGCCAAAAGAAATAAGGGTTTGCTTGGGACAATAATAAAAGTGGCAGCAGCAATAGCAATATTGTCATTTGCCATTAGCGCATTTAGCACGATAGTTGTGTTGGTAACAAAAGGCATTGTGGCTTATAATTTTACGTTAGGATTATTGACCGCTGCAAACATTTTATCAAGTGAAGCAATTTGGACAAATACTGTTGCTATGAATGGATTTGTATTTGGATTAAAAGCCGCAAAAGTAGTGATGAATCCGTATGTACTTGCATTAACAGCTATAGCTGGATTAACATTAGGGGTATATTATGCTACTAGAAAAACAAGTGCTGCTCAGAAAGCAGCATCTGCGATACAAAGCAGAGCATTAGAAAACACTATTGACCAAAGAATTGAGGTATCATTATTATTTCAGGCATTAAGAAAGGCAACAGTTGGAAGTCAAGAATTTACAGATATTTTATCAAAAATAGAAACATTGCAGCCAAACATTGTAAAGCAATATAATTTGCAAGCTGGAGCTTTAGATATGATATCCAAGGCAGAGCAGAATTTGACCAGCAATATTATGAAAAGAGCAGAGGCTGAGGCAAAAGCAGAGTTGATAAAGGAAAAAATGAGAGAATTTATGACTAATGCAATTGATGGGCCATCATTTATGGAGAATTTGATGGGACTTATTGGCAAAAGTGGTAGTGCTAATATGCTATTTAGCGCAAGACAAGCGGGTATCAAAAAGGAAATAAACGCTTTGCAAGATTATAATTCACCAGTGGCTAATCCACAGAAAGCACAGCAAGATTCATTGGCACATACAATTCAAACAAATAATGCAGCGGTGGATATTAATATTAAAGACCCAAATAATAGAACAACAGCTACAACATATGCTCCATTTGTTAAGGTGAAAACAACCTCAACAATGGGTGCGCAAAAATAATAGATATGCCAAATACAATAGCACAAATATATGCACAAGTAAAAGCCGATTTGGAGTCCCAAATGCAATCTCAAATACCATTGATTGGAAAATCAATGTTGAGAGTTTATGCATTAGTTCAGGCATCAAAAATATGGCTTATTTATTTGGCAATTGAACTAGTCCAAAAAAATATTTTTGTTGAT